AAAGTGACGGCTAATAACAGGAAGAGATAGAAGGAATGATTCTATTACAGTATATTCCATACGATGACCATATTCTTTTGGATCACCAAGACGATATCCACACCAAGCAGCCATAGACTTACCAAGCTCACCCATGCCAAAATCATATTTGTAACTATCATAAGCAGTAATAGTTGTATCAGTCTTTTCTTTTTCTTTGGCTGGTAGATAATGCTCGCCTTCAGAATTAGTACCAACGAACTTAATTTTTGGTTGATAAGATTTATGATATGGAGCTGGATCAGTAGCTAAGGTCTTAGAGTCAGGATCTCCAATAGAAGAAATTGAACGCTCACAGCCCATCAAAGTAAGATCCCATTCACCTTTTAAATATGGTTCAATACGGCAGATCATGCCTGGATCTTTAAGAGTCGACATACGACCCATATACATAAAATGCTTAGAACGTTCAGATAGATCTACACGATACTTATCATATTCTCCAGTACGAACCCAGATTGGATTCTCCATTAGACGACCTTCAAGCCCAGGATCAGTAGCTAGATAGCATTCATTTGAATAACCTTCAAATGATTGTGTTACACCAATGTCTGCCAAAGAAAAGAGTTCAGCGGCTTGTGTTTGACGATTGATGGTGTTCTTTGTAATTGCATGGTCATGTACTACGATGATTGGATCTTTAATGCCTTCAACAAATTCACGGAACCGGTCAATGTACTTTCCATTTTTACGAGTTGGATATGAATGAACGATTGCAATATCACAGGTATTTACTTGATCAAGAACTGGTTTTGCATCATCAATTGTATGATTACTTTCTACACGTAGAACAGTACCTTTCCAATCAGTGTCTTTTGCACGACCAAATTTTTGTTGGTTATCAAAATCAATAACCATAGTTTCATGGCCTTGCGATACTAGCCAATCCTCAAAGATGTTAGCACCTTTTGTAACGCCACAACCTTCAATGCCTTTTCCAAAGATAAAAGCAACCTTCATTTCAAACTCCTATTTTAAATACTCTTTGCACTCGGCTAATATTTGTTTCACAAACTCTTTATCATTCATCTGCCGATTCAAAGGAGATGGATGTGGTAGCCTGAAGTGTGATTTATTTATGACCGACAGACAGTTACTAGCGAAGGCACCTAAAGCCAAAACTTTAGAATGCCCTTTAACTAAATCTTTAAGCCGATCAAAATCTACATCTTTCATTTTAACTGTGCCTTGGTGTGTTACCACATTAGCAAAACCATAGTTAACAACACCAAGTTCATCACACCACTCGTTAAGGCGAACAATAGTATGGCCTTTAAAAGCCGCCGCCTTCGGATTATTCCCGGGATTTTGTCCAAGTACTAGTACACTCATTCTACAAACGTTTCAAATTTATTAGGAACTCCGTTCCAATCTTCAGCATCAGGCAATGGATCTTTTTGTTCAGTAATATTGTTATCACGCCATTTGTCGCTATACACAGTATTAATTTCAATCCATTTAGATCTATCGGGTTCTGGTAAATCAACATCAGCTATAATAGCATCAACGGGACATTCAGGTACGCAAACACCACAGTCAATGCATTCATTTGGATCGATTACCAAAAACTCATCACCTTCATAAAAGCAGTCTACTGGACAGACCGCAACACAATCTGTGTGTTTACATTTCACACAGTTATCTGTTACCAGATATGTCATTATTATATACCTAAATCGATTACTTGTACACCACTTTCTTGGAACATAGGCAAACTTTGTTCTCTCCAAACTTTTTCCCATTCGCCTTTTTCTGTTTTAGAAGTAGGTATTACAACTCGTTTAATTCCAGCCTGAATAACGCACTTAGTACATGCAGGACAGACAGGTAGTCCATACACATATAAAGTACAGTCCTTTACAGACACCCCATTGTAAAGAGCGTTCATTAATGCATTCATTTCAGCGTGAATGATACGAGGATACTTTTGATCACGATCGTTTAATCGGTCTGGACTGTCCTCAATTCCACGAGGGAACCCATTGTATCCAGTAGCAATAATACGCTTTTCATCGTTTACTACAACACAGCCAATTTTACTAGATGGATCTTTAGACCAAGTAGAAATCATTTGAGCCATATCAAGAAAACGACGATCCCATTTACCTCCATTTACAGCTTTAAAAGAAGGATAGCCTTTTTCAAATACTGGAGAATTCATATCATCTTCCTCTCTCATGCGGCGTAACATATAATCATGATAACGTTCTTGTTCACTCATTATTTTTAGGTTCTCCCAAGATAGGAATTTTAGACTGAGCTAATTCTTTTAGATCTATTACTGTTTCTTGCTCAATTATTTCTATGCAAAGATTTGTAATATCGATTTCTTTTTTAAGAAAATACATTTTTTGTTGAAGCTTTTCTAATTCTTTTTGATAAAACTCAAGTTCTTTTTCTTTACGAAGTTTTGTTTCAATTATATCAGTAATTTGAATGAGTTTAGACATTACTTCACCAAATTAAAATGACGCTCATACACGTGAAGGTTCATCACTTGCCAAATAAGCATACCTTTTTCAATACGGCCATGTTCACCAGTAGCATCAGCCATATCGTTCCAATGCGATACAAATTTATCCATTAGGTATTGTGCCCAAGCATAATCATTTTTGTAGCCAAAGACTACGTCATTAGAACGCATTTGAGATACCATTTGCAATTGGCCATCACGAATATAGAACGTTTGAGCATTAGTACAAATGAAATCTGACTTGCCACCTTCGTTAAACTCAATCCAAATAGACGGACGGTTATAAACCATTTGAGCACGACGACTATCTGGATTAGACCAAAGTTCATTAAACGCATTACTAAATTGGTCGTAATACTTATCAGAAAATACTAAGTGGCCATAGTTTGAATTGATGTTACCATGCTTGTCTGCTGAATATTTCCATGCAGCAGGTGGTGCTTTTATTTGACCATTAATATCATAAATGTTAGTTGATTGGCTTTCATACCAAGCCAGTTCAGCATCAATGTATTCTTGGTTAGGTACACCAAAGATTGATGGCTCATCAGCAATAAAGCTAGCACCAATCATTTCAATAGTCCTTTGGCCGGTTTTATCGATGGTAAACGCTTCATCATACAATTCACCAATGAAAAACTCTCGAATATCTTTTACACCATAGTATTTCATGTTATTTCCTTATAAATTCGTTTAAGTGCAAACACGTCAAAAAGAGTCGTGTTTAGATAATTTAGAACATACTTCTTCAGCCCAAGCCACTGCTTCACCTTTTGTTTTAAAAGATTTAAAACTACGTTGAGGATGTCGTTTTTCGCCTTGCTGATAGTTGTTAACATAAAAGCGAGGTGTATAAGTACGCTTTTTATTGTCATGCCAAATAGCAACAATAGCAATAATTTGAGTACTATTCACATGCGTATAAACTGCGGGATATTTTATGTTTTGAACTACAAGCATTATTTCTTATCTCCTAATTCATTATATTCGGGAAACACTGCACCTGGAGTATCGTTTGGACCAATAGGTTTTACAAAACGATCATCAACATTTTTACCTTGCATTTCACACATAACCAAGATCATCATTTGAGTCAAAGCATGGTGCGTATGAGGCAAGCCACTTTCAGGATCAAGGTCTTCACCTGAATGAAAAGCTAGAAGATGTCGCATAATAGAAGCATAGTGACGGGAATATGGAAACTTGTCTAGGTCCACACGCCAATTGTTTTCACCATACTTTTGAGCACCGAAGCCAAACACATTTGCAGCCGCAACAATTACCTCGGGCGGAACAAGATTGACTGGTGGTTTTCCATTATCAAATTTCATAATCACTCCTATTCAAATATGATACCATTATACAACACATAGGTCATTTTGTAAACAACTTTTATGCAAAAGACTATATTCATCAGTCTTACGGGTAGATTTTTTAATAGCTTCTTTTACTGGAAGAATTCCTTCAAATTTGAAAGTGATCCAATCACCAAGTTGGTAGTTTGTTTCTTTGCTTTGAGAGAATGCTACGATATGAGTAAGCTGCCCCATGTTATAAGACTTGATCATTTTGTCAGTTCCAGATAGAACAATATTTGGATATTTAGCCGGCCGCCGTTTCAAATCTATGAGATAGATCGGAGTATCAGGACTGAATGCAGTCCAGTCTTCGGCCCAATCATGCCGCCATTGATATTCTTCGCCAGGTACTTTATCCAAAGTACGAATTTTACTACCAGCTTTAAGTGTAAGTTCCAACAAAAGAGCGTCAACATTTTCACGGTTTGAGTAAGTCTTTTTGGCAAACTCTCGATCCAACATTTTGATAACACCGGAATCTACGTGCACGGTGTGGTTGTTGATGATGTTTGCGATGTGTTGTTCAATTTTATTCATAACAAAACCTTTCTATTACGTAAACACAATATTACTCTATAAGTAACAAAGTGTCAACCGCAAAGTTCAGTCTTCCATTTAGCTGGTAAGTTATTTATTGCCTTCATCCAACAACGAAGGATACCACCAACAAGAGTATCATAAGCCTCTTCATAAGAACGATCAACTGACTCAGAAACTTTTTCTTTAGTCCAGTTGATTTGAAGGCAGTTTGCAATATTAGCATTTTCGCCGTAGTTAGCGATTTGCTTAGCACCACGTACCATTACATTTGAAGAGTCATTTTTATCTACAGACAAGAACCAGTAGTCCTTACCAGGAATGTCCGCTGAATGAGTGTCGATCAAATCAACATATTTTTTCCATCCCATAGAGAAAGGAATCTCGTCAATGTCTAAGCTAGTTAGAGCATAAACAAAACCACCTTTAGAGGTGGCGTTATCAGAACTACCGATAGATGTTTTGATATTTACAGGATGACGAGTTACACCATCATAATCAATAACGATCATGTCACCGAAAGAACGAGGCTTTTCAGGAGAGATGTGCTTACCTAAAGTAGGATGAGCTTCAAGGAAACGAATGATGTTTCCCTCATCAGAAAGAGAAGCTACTCGACCTTCACCTTCAACTTTTTCAGCAATTTTGATTTTTTCCGCTTTAAGAGCAGCAACGATGTCATTTAAGATTTGAGGTGTCATACTATATTCCTTTTGTTGATAAAACCATTATACCAAAAAAGAAAAGCCGTGTCAACGGCTTTTTTCAATTAATAGTAAGTTTTTTTCCATTTAGATCCAACAGTGGAAAGGCCATTTCCAGAGAGATATACTTGCCACATGATGCGGGATACCTCAGCAGGAGATGGAGCTTTAGAGATGTCGTATTCTAAACGGTTACGAACGACATTCTTAGTCTTTTTAGGATCTATTAGAGTGACTGCTACCTCACGAGATTCATTCAGAGGTAGCTTATCTAAGGAATGCAGAGCTTTCATATCCATTATTTGTACTCCCGGATGTAAACGTCAAAGCGTGTTGCGTTTTCGATTGGAGTATCATAGTAGCAACAACCGTTAAAACCAACACCGTTAGTTTTACGAGAACCACGAGGACGAATACGAAGTCCGTGAGTAGGACGATCATATTTTGAAT